GTCGTTCTACTGACCGCCCGGGAGGCGACGTGCGCGAGCTCGTGACGACCCTCCTGGAGGTCCTCGGCCTGCTGCTGCTGGCGGCCGGTGCCGGCTTGCTCACGGCCTCGGTCTCGTCGCCGGGCACGGGGCTGATGTTCGCCGGGGCGTTCCTGATCACCTCGTCGTGGCTCGCGACCCGGCCCCGGAAGGGTGACCGATGAGCCTGCTGTTCGGGCGGCGTGAGTCGCGCTCCGTGTCGTACTCGGACGTGTGGTCCACCGGTGGCGACGTGGCGGTCCTGCGGGCCACGTCGGTCGACAAGGCGCTGCGCCTGGTGCCGCTGTACGCCGCCACCCGGCTGATCGCCGACCAGTTCGCGTCGATCCCGCTGCACGGCTACCGCGCTCGCGCGGACGGCACGCGCGAGCGGCTGTCGAGCCCGCCGCGCCTGCTGTCGCAGCCCTCGGCGTCGGGCACGGTGTACGACTGGAAGCACCGCCTCGTCACGTCGATGCTGCTGCGTGGGAACGCCTACGGCATCGTCACCTCACTCGATTCGGGCGGCTGGCCTGGCACGGTCGAGTGGCTCAACCCCGACGCGGTCAGCGTCGACGAGTCCGGCGCGGCTCCGGCCTACTACCTCAACGGGCGCCCGATCCCGCGAGAGTCGCTGGTGCACGTCGTCGGCTACTCCCTGCCGGGGACGGTCGTCGGCGTCTCGCCGATCGCGGCGTTCCAGTCGACGATCCTCGCCGGCAGCGCGGCGCAGGACTTCGCCCGCGACTGGTTCATCAATGGCGCCGTGCCGTCGGTGCACGTCAAGAACACCGCGAAGACCCTCGCTCCCGGCGAGGCCGACGCCGTCAAGAGCCGGTACAAGGCCGCCGTGCGAGGCCGCGACGTCCTGGTGACCGGCTCGGACTACGACCTCACCACCATCGGCGTCCCCGCCGACGAGGCCCGCTTCATCGAGACGCTGAAGCTGACCGCGACGCAGATCGCGTCGGTGTACGGCATCCCGCCGGAGATGATCGGCGGCGAGACCGGCTCGTCGATGACGTATGCCAACGTCGAGCAGCAGGCCATCAACTTCGTCTCCTACACGCTGCGCCCGTGGCTGGTGCGGGTGGAGGAGGCGGTGACGGCGCTCATGCCGCGCCCGCAGTACGCCCGATTCAACGTCGACGCGATCATCCGGGGCGACCTCCTGACCCGGATGCAGGCCCACGAGATCGCCACCCGTGTCGGTGTCGAGACCAACGACGAGGCGCGCGCCCTCGAGGACCGCGCGCCCCTCACGCCCGAGCAGCTCGCGGCGTGGCAGAGCCAGTACCGCGCCGGCGCTTCCTCGCTGTCGACGCGCGACGCCACCGGAGGCACCGAATGACCGAGCGCACCACTGAGGTCCGCAGCCTGCGTGGCGTCGTCGAGGCCCGCGCGGGGGGCGAGCGCCGAATCGGCGGCTTCGCCCTCAAGTACGGCACCCGCTCACAGAACCTCGGCGGCTTCGTCGAGACCATCGACCCCCGCTTCCTCGCCAAGTCCGAGGGCGACGGCTGGCCGGGCGTCATGGCCCGCTGGAACCACGAGGACGCCTTCCTGCTCGGCACCACCGCCGCTGCGACGCTGCGACTGGACAACGGCCTGGAGGGCCTCGACTACGAGGTCGACGTGCCGGCCGCGCGCGCCGACGTCTACGAGCTCGTGCAGCGCGGCGACGTGAACCGCTCGTCGTTCGCGTTCGTCACCTACGAGGACGACTGGGGGCTGACCGAGGACGGCTTCGCGCTGCGGACCCTGCTGTCAGGCCGCCTCGTCGACGTCGCCCCCGTGAACACCCCCGCCTACCTCGACACCTCGACAGGCCTGCGCTCGCTCGCAGAGCGCGTCGGTGCCGAGGAGGCCGAGGTCCGCTCGCTCGCCGAGGCCGGCGCCCTGTCGCGCCTCCTGCGGCCCGCACCCGTCGTGGTTGACCTGGGCGAGCACCGCGCCGAGACCGGCGCCCCTGATCCCGCTCCTGAGCCGCAGGCCCCCGCCACGGTTCCGGTGCGCATCCAGCTCATGCGGCGTGAGCTGGAGTTGAAGAAGCCGCGCTAGACGGCAGGCCACCCCACCGTCACCACCCCCAACCCCTAGCCCCGAGGTCACCGACCGTCGGGGCTTTCGCATGAGGAGACAACCCCATGAAGTTCGTCCACCAGCTGCAGGAGCAGCGGGCGACGGCCTGGGAGGCCGCCAAGGAGATCCTCGACCGGGCCGCCGCGGAGAACCGCGACCTGTCCGGCGAGGAGCAGGCCGCCTTCGACAAGGCCAACGCCGACATCGACGCCCTCGCGCAGCGCGCGCAGGCGTTCACCGAGGCCGAGCAGCGGGCCAAGGACCTCGAGGCGTCCCTCGCCTCGATGGGCCTGAGCACCGCCGGCGCCCCCGAGCCGGCCGTCGACGAGTTCCGCTCGTTCGTCACCGGCGAGATCCGCTCGTTCGTGGCCGCCCCCGAGTCGCGCGACCTCACCAAGGGCAGCGCCACGGCCGGCGGCAACACGGTGCCCACGTCGTTCTACGACACGCTCTGGGAGCACCTGATCGAGACGGCGGCCATCGCCGGCGTCGCCACGGTGTTCAACACGGCCGGCGGCGAGAACTTCGAGGTGCCGGTCACCACCACGCACGCGACCGGCGCGCTCATCACGGAGGGCTCGACCCTCACCGAGTCCGACGCCGCGTTCGCCAAGCGCACTCTCGGCGCCTACAAGTACGCCTACTCCTTCCAGGTCTCCTCGGAGCTCCTGGCGGACACCGGCGTCGACCTGCAGGGCTACTTCGCCCGCCAGGCCGGGCGCGCCCTGGGCAACGCCTTCGGCGCGGACCTCGCCACCGGCAACGCCTCCTCGAAGCCGTCCGGGGTCGTGCAGACCTCGACCCTCGGCGTCACGGGCTCGGCATCGGTGGCGGGCAAGCCGTCCGCCGACAACCTGATCGACCTGTTCTACAGCGTCATCAGCCCGTACCGGAACAGCGACAAGTGCGTGTGGCTGTTCCGCGACTCGACCGCTGCGACGATCCGCAAGCTGCAGGACAACAGCGGCGGCACGGGCATCGGCAACTACCTGTGGACCCCCGGTCTCGCGGGTGCGCCCGACACCATCCTCGGCAAGCCCGTGGTCATCGAGCCCAACATCGCCGCGACGGCCACCTCGGCCAAGTCGGTCGTGTTCGGCGACATGTCGGCGTACTTCGTCCGCGTCGCGGGCGGCGTGCGCTTCGAGCGCAGCGACGAGTTCGCCTTCCAGAACGACCTCGTCACGTTCCGCGCGATCCTGCGCGGCGACGGCATCCTCGGCGACCAGACCGGCGCCGTGAAGCACTACGTGGGCAATGCCGCGTAGGTAGCACTCCCGGTTCTGGCACGTATCGGCATGGTATGCTCTTGGCTATGTCGAAGCGAGCGAGTCCCCAGGCAGGGCTCTCCTCGCAGGTGTGTCCCACCTGCGGGGAGAGCTTCCAGCCCTACCGTTCATGGCAGCGCGCCTGCTCGCGCAGATGTTCACTCAAGTTGCCAGACCGTCAGGCGACAGCCCGCGCCTACCATGCCGCCCCTGAGTACCGGGAGCGCAAGAACGCCGCGCGTCGGGTCGCCTCTGCGGCAGACCCCGAAGCGGTCCGCGCCAAGAACCGGGCCTCAAACCTCAGGCGCCAGTACGGCCTTACCCCCGAGCAGCACGACGAGATGTTCGCCGCGCAGGACGGCCGTTGTGCGCTCTGCGGCGAGGCGGCCGATCCCAACGGGGTAAGGGCCGCAAGTCGGCTCCACGTCGATCACGACCACGAGACTGGCAAGGTGCGGGCGCTGCTCTGCAATCACTGCAACCGAGGCATCGGCGCGTTCCGCGACGACCCGGAGCTGATGCAACGCGCGTCGCTCTACGTGTTCCGTCACCGCCACGACTGACGCGCCACGACACAAGACCTCCGAAGCCCCGCAGCCCCCCCAAGGCCCCGCGGGGCTTCGGCATTTGAGAGGGAATCCCCATGAAGGTCCGCCTCCTGGTGTCGATCCAGGGCACCCGCGATGGCATCGCCTGGCCGCCCAAGGGCGAGGTCATCGACCTCCCTACGTCCGAGGCCGAGCACATGGTCGCCGTCGGCCAGGCCGCGGCTGTCGAGTCGGCGAAGGCCGAACCGGCCGTCGAGTCGGCCGCCGTCGACACGAAGCCGGCCGCGCGCCGCGCACCCCGCAAGTCCTGACCCACCCCCATCGACGAGAGGACCGCCCATGATCGACGTCGGCGACGTGGTCACCCTCTCCGTCGAGGTGCGGGCCGAGCCTGTCCCGCCCGCTACTGTCGGCGACCTCGCCAACGCGGGGACGATGACCCTCACGGTCACCGCACCCGATGGGACGGTGACGGGTCCGACGACGATCACCCCGACGTCGACCGGGGTCTACGAGTCCCCCTACACCGTCGAGCAGGCTGGCCCTCACCCGGTCCGGTGGGTGGCGACTGGTGCGAACGCCGGCGTCTTCACCGACGTGCTCGTGGCAGCCGCAGCCTCGCGCTACCCGCTGGTGTCGCTGGCCGACCTCAAGGCGCACCTGAACATCACGAGCACCACGAACGACGAGGAGCTGCGGCAGGTGCTCATCGAGGCTTCAGACCTCGCGGAGCGGGAGACCCACCGCATCTTCCGGCGCACGACGTTCGTCGAGGTCCACGACGGCGGGCGTGAGGCGATCGTGCTGCGGCGTGGCCCGGTGCAGTCGATCACGTCCGTGGTCGAGTCTGGGGTGACCCTGTCGGGCACGGACTACGTGGCGAACCTCGCGGCGGGGATGCTGCTGCGGGGGTCGGCGACGGCGCGCCGGTGCTGGGCTTCTGGCGCGCAGGTGGTCACGGTGACCTACGTGGCCGGTGAGGCTGATCCTCCGGACACGGCGTACCGGCTGGTCAAGGAGTTGGCCCGTCACGCGTGGCAGACGCAGCGCGGTGGCGGCGGGATGGTGCCGGGTGACGAGGCTGTGCCGGGCGGCGCGTGGGCGATCTCGTACCGCGCCAAGCAACTCATCGACTCCCTGACCTCATCGGTCGGTTTCGCGTGAGCGCGTCCCGGCTGCACGCCGCGATCACCGCCCTGCACGCGGCCGCTGCCGCCGACTCGACCCTGGTCTCGCTCGGCGTGCTCGTCGCCGACGGCCTGCCGGTCACGCAGGACCGCGTGAACGACCTCCTCGTGATCGGCGCCACCTCCGACGAGGAGGAGACCGGGGCCTCACTGACGCAGGACTGGCACGACCTGGGGGCCGCGGCCTCGCGCGACGAGATCGTGCGCATCCGCTGCTACGTGCGCTCGCAGGTCGGCGACGTCGACGTGGCCGGCACTCGTGCGCGCGCGTTCGCGGTGCTCGCCGCCGTCGAGGCGCTGCTGCGCGCCGACATCGACCTCGACCTCGGCCAGGTGCTCGACGCCTCGGTGGTCGAGGCGAACTACATCGTCGCCCAGAACACCAGCGGCACCGCCGTGTGGGTGCCCTTCGTCGTCCGCATCCGCGCACTGATCTGAGGAGAACGCCGTGCCGAAGTACCGCAACGTCACCGACGAGCCGCTGTCCGTGCAGACCGAGACGGGGTTGGTCACGGTGGCCCCTGACGCGATCCTCACGGTCTCGCAGGCCTTCGCCGACAGCCACTACATGCAGACCGGGGAGACCGGCGAGACGCCCCTGTGGGCGCCCGTCGAGGGCCCGGCGAAGAAGACCCCCACCAAGTAGCACCCCACCCGAGAAGGCCCCGCTACGGCGGGGCCTTCGTCATGCAGGAAGGCACAGACCATGGGCATCGGATCAGGGCTCGGCAGCCAGGTCGGGTGGAGCGTCGAGTCCACCTACGGCACCTACGTCGCCCCCACCTCGTTCACCCGCTTCCGCTCGTTCAGCCCCACCAAGACCGCGACGCGCGTCCAGGGTGAGGGCATCGCGGCAGGCGCGCTCGGGCCGTACCTCTCGCACTGGGTCGAGACCACCACGGGTGGTCAGGCGACGCTCGCGATCGACGTCCAGTCCAAGGGCATGGGCAAGCTGTTCCAGGCACTCATGGGCACCAGCGTCACCCCGGTGCAGCAGGCCGCAACCACGGCCTACCTGCAGACGCACACCCTCGCCGACCAGTACGGGAAGTTCCTCACCGTGCAGGGCGGTCTGCCGCTGCGCGGCGGGACGGTCACCCCGGCGAACCTGCTGGGCGTGAAGGTCACCGGCTGCGACCTGTCGTGCTCGGTCGACGGCCTGCTGCAGGCGTCGTTCGACCTCGACGCCCGCGCCTACGAGAACTCGACGGCGCTGGCCACGGCGTCGTACCTGTCGAGCAACGTGTTCCACGGCGCGCAGATGGCCGTCAAGCTCGGCACCTACAGCTCGGAGTCCGCGGTCACGGCCGGGGTGCGCAGCGTGAGCGTGAGCATCAAGCGGCCGGAGTCCACCGACGACGTCTACGCCGGCGCCTCTGGGCTCAAGGCCGAGCCGGTCCTGAACGCCTTCGCCGACATCACCGGCAGCGTCGAGGCCGACTTCACCGCGGTGGCCGACTGGCACAACCGCGCGCGCGACAACTCGACGACCTCGTTGGTGTGGGAGTTCATCGGCCCGCTGATCGCCTCGACCTACTACGAGACGTTCCGGGTGACCCTGCCGGGCATCAAGTTCACCGACCCGTCCCTGCAGGGCCTCGACGGGCCGGACGTGCTGAGCAACTCCTACGGCTTCGCGTGGGGCTACGACGGCACGAACCTGCCGAAGATCGAGATCATCAGCACCGACGCGACGCTGCTCTGAGCGATGTCAGCCGACTTCGAGGTGACCGCGACCGGGCTTGAGGGCCTGGCGCGGTCGCTGCGGAACGCATCGCCTGAGCTGCACAAGGCGATGCGTTCCGCCCTCAAGTCGGCGGCGAAGCCGATCGCTGCGGCCGAGCAGGCGCAGGCGCTCGCACTGGATTCTTCCGGCGGCAGTAGCGGCGGTTCGGCCGCTGCCGAGCGGGTCGCCTGGTATCTGCGGAAGCGGAAGAAGGTCACCGATCGCACGGTGCGCAACGCGATGCGCACCCACTCGGGTCTGCGTGCGGCGATGGCCCGAGCCATCGTCGTGCAGTACCGCGAGTCCGGCCGCGAGCAGGGCGTGAAGGTCGTCGCGCTCGGGTCGAAGATGCCGCCCTCGCAGCGCTCCCTGCTGCGGGCCTCGACTCGCGAGAAGGGCTGGCGCCACCCGGTGTATGGCGGCAAGACGTGGGTGGAGCAGCGGATGACCCCGGGCGACTGGTGGGACCGGACTGGTGACCGCGAGTTGCCGGGGGCGCGCCGCGACATCGAGCAGGAGTTCCAGCGGTGGGCCGACCGGCTCGCCGCGCACGCCCGCTCTGGC